CCCCGGAGCCCGAGCGCTCTTACCTCGACCTCGACGACGACACGGCCCAGCGCTACGTCCGAGTCAGGGTGGATGGCGAGGACGTAGAGGTTCCACTGAGCGAAGCTCTCACGGGCTACAGCCGGACGGCCGACTACACCCGCAAGACACAGGAGCTGGCCACACAGCGCCAGCAGGCTGAGTACGCACTCACCATCGAGCGAGCACTGCAAGCTCAGCCAGCCGAGACGATTCGGCTCCTCGCACAGCAGTACGGAGTGGACTTCGGTCAGCAGCAAGCCCCGGCGCCAATCGCGCCGGGCGACTTCGATGACCTCGACGACAACCCCTACGTCGATCCGGTCGAGCGCAGGCTCGCCCAGATCGAGCGTCAGAATCAAGCCCTGACGCAGCAGTGGGAGCAACGTCAAGCGAACGAGCAGCTGCGATCGGCGGTCGGCCAAATCCAGCAGCGGTACCAGCTGAGCGAGAACGATGTTCGCGAGGTCGTGTCCACGGCACTGCAAGCCCGCATGGGCCCAGAATCGTTCGACATGATCTGGAAGACGATCGCCTTCGACCGGGCCCAGACGGCTCAGTCCCAGGCGCAGGCCCGCACGGCAGCGCAGAACGCGCAGCGCCAGGCGGCAGGAGCGAACGCTGCACAGCTGATCGGAAACGGTGGATCTGCCACTCAGGCAGGCACCTCACCGGCCCCGGCCAACGCTGGTCCCATGACCATCGCCGAGGCCTTCGCCGCCGCCGAGCGCCAGCTCGGGCGTAAGGCGGTCTAGGCCCCTCCCGAAGGGACCTTCCGTGGTTGCAGCCAACCCAACGCATCTACCCGTCGACTGGGACGCCCACCTGACGACGACGATGCACAACTACCACCGCACGCTGACCGACAACATCTTCAACGGTCGGCCTCTGCTCAACTACATGATGTCGAAGGGCCGCGTCCGCAAGGTCAACGGCGGCATCTCCATCGTCGAGCCTCTGATCTACGCCGAGGGCGAGTCGGGCAGCTACTCCGAGTGGCAGCAGCTGACCATCACGCCGCAGGCCGGGATCTCGGCAGCTCAGTTCCCGTGGCGCCAGGTGTACGCCACCATCGCCATCAGCGGCCTCGAGGAGGCCACGAACAACGGCAAGGAGCAGGTCCTGTCGCTGCTCGAGGCCAAGGTGATGCAGGCCGAGGAGACGCTCAAGAACCGGATGAGCCGGATGCTCTACGGCACGCTCGGTGGTGGCGCTGATCCGACGAAGGACTTCCTGTCCCTCGACGCGATCATCGACTCGACCGGTGCCATCGGTGGCATCGACCCGGCGACGAACACCTGGTGGAAGTCGATCGAGACCGCCGTCGGCGCCGTCGACGCAACGGGCCTCGAGAAGGCGATGAGCGCTGCGTACCACTCGAGCTCGGACTCGGGCAGCGACCGCGTCGATGCCATCTTCACCGGCCAGGGGACCTACGAGTTCTACGAGTCGACGCTCACCCCGCAGGTGCGCTACACCGACACCAAGTCGGCCAACCTCGGCTTCATGAACCTGCTGTTCAAGCAGACCCCCGTCTACTGGGACTTCGATTGCCCGGCTGGCGTGATGTACGGCATCAACTCGAAGTACGTCGGGCTGGTCTTCCACAGCTCGCGGTTCTTCGCTCAGACGCCGTTCTCCAAGGGTCTGTCGGAGTCGTTGGCCTCGGCCCACGCCACCAGCGGGCTCGCCTCGGCCGTCGATGCGCGGTACTCGTTCATCACCGCGTACGGCAACCTCACCACGCGTCAGCGCCGTCGGCACTTCAAGCTGACCGGCATCTCCGTCGCACCGTGAGATCGTGGGGGCGGGGGGTCCCCCTCCCCGCCCCCACCTGACAAGGAGTTCCAATGCAGCCAGGCGAGGTGTCCCGATACGGCACCACTCAGAATCCCGATGCGGCACGCGTCACCGCTGACGCGCTGTTCGGGACACCCGTTGGCCATCCCCAGGAGAACGCTGCCATCGGCAGCGCGGCGGGCTTCTCGACCGCCCCCTACATCCCGCCCAAGCGCATCTCGCGCGATGGCTTCTGCCGGGCCAAGGCCGACACCTGCAAGGCCCGCGCCGTGCGCGGCACCGACCTGTGCATCTTCCACGCTCCGGGCCAGGGTCGTCACGATCGCCTCGGTGAGGCTCCGTGAACCTGCAGCAGCTGCGGGACTACATCCGCACGCAGCTCGACATGGACGACGAGGAGCTGCCGAGCTCGATGCTCGACTCCTACATCATCGAGGCCTATCAGCGGATGATGTCGATGGAGAACCGTTGGCCCAGCTTCGAGGCGCGCTGGGACGTCACCCAGACAGCCGGTGACGCCGACATCGAGCTGCCCAGCGACTGCGACCCGGCGGGGTTGTTCAGCGTCATCGACGGCACCAGCGGGGTGCGCTTGGTGCAGGTCGCCAACGAGCAAGCCGAGGACAGCTTCAACCAGGTGGCCACGGTCACCACGCCCGTGTACTACACGATCTGGGGTGGGCGGCTGCGGCTGTGGCCGAACCCCAACGTCGAGCGCGCCGTGCGCCTGCGCGGCTACCGCCTGCCGACGTCGTGGTGGCTCACCGGAGCCGGTGCCGAGGTCGACGCAGATCTGCGGCTGCACATCCTGCTCGCTCACTACGCCATTGCGCTGTGCTACGCCCAGCAGGAAGACGAGATCCTCGAGGACCTCTACATGAAGCGGTTCATGTCCGGGTTCACCGCAGCGCGCAACGCCATCTGCAACCCGCGTCATCACCGGCCGCTGATCTACGCCGGGGGCCTGCCCTATGGCGACACCGGGGCCACGAACATGGTCTGGTCCAATCCCCCGGTGGCGCCCTGATGCCCAACCGCCTCGATCCGATCAACCTCGTCGACTTCTCGGGCGGCATCAACACCCGCGCCTCGCCGTTCCAGCTGGCCGAGAACGAGACCGCCGAGTCGCTCAACGTCGCTGTCGATCGCCTCGGCGGGATCTACTCGCGCCCCGGCTGGATGAAGTGGTCGGCCGGTGACCTGTGGCCCGACCCGCTGACGTGGGACCCGCGGCGCGCCTTCATGCATAGCCTGTCCGACGGGCTCGACGTCGTCTACGTCGCTGCCAACGGCACGCTGCTGGCCTCGGCCGGGTCGACCACGCTGACCGATCTGCACGTCCCGGTGGCGGCGAACAGCCACATGGTCGACTTCGCCTCGATGGGCGACACGCTGTTCATGGCGTGCGGTCGCACCAACGTCGGCTACACGCGCACCGGCATCTCCCCACCGGCCCCGCTCGTAGCGGTCGGGGCCGGTGGATGGAACGACGACTACACCAACCCGGTCGGCGGCAAGATGCCCAAGGCCGAGCTGTGCGAGGCGCACGCGGGCTACCTGTTCACCGCCAACCTCGTCGAGGACGGGGTGACGATGCCCAACCGCATCCGCTGGTCGCACCCGACCAGCGCGGGCGACTGGGCCCAGGCCGACTACATCGACATCATCTCCGAGGGCTCGAAGATCACCGCCTTGATGAGCTTCCAGGACCACCTGCTGGTGTTCAAGCCGGACGGGGTCTGGGCCATCTACGGATACGACGCCGAGTCGTGGCAGGTGGTCAAGAAGTCGACCACCGCCGGGGCGCCGGGCCCGCAGGCCGTGACGCGCTCGGAGCGGGCGGTGTTCTTCTACTCGGGCTCCGACAGCGGCGCGGTGTACGCCTACTCGGGCGAGGAGCCACAGGAGATCTCGACCGGGATTCGCCGCTCGCTGGCCACGATCACCCAGCACGACAAGGTCTGGGTCGGGTGGTTGAAGCGCAAGCTGTGGGTCACCGTGCCGTGGAGCTACAGCGGCCCGGCCGACGACTCGACCGGCGTGTTCGTGTTCGACCCAGCGGTCAACGAGAACGGTTGCTGGATGTTCTACAAGTCCGCAGCCGGTGGCCTCGGCCCGCTCGTTGGTGGGTCCAACATCCACACCTCGGCCTTCCCGATGGGCGTGCTGCGCAACACCGAGTGGCCGCGGATCGTGATGCTCGATGCCATCGAGGACCAGGCCTACGACCTCGTCGGCGACGTCTCCGTGCTCGGCTCGACGACCGGCTCGTCGTGGGACTTCCCGGCGATCCTGACCGGCGACGGCTACGAGATCATCGCTACGGGCACGCCGGGGGCGCTGCCCTTCGAGACCATCTACCGCACGCCGTGGGTCACGGGCGGGTGGCCGACTCGTAAGAAGTCCTTCCGCCGCCCTGACTTCGTGTGCCGCCGCACCGGGCTCACCCACCAGCTGCGCATCCAGAGCTTCCGCGACTACGAGGAGGTCAACGCTCGTCGTCAGCACACCATGCAGATCGACTCCCAGGGCATCACGCTGTGGGGCCAGTTCGACTGGGGTGATGGGTCGCAGTGGGGGGCGGGCCGCGCCACCGGCAACAAGATCGTGCGCGGTGGGAGCTTCGGGCTGTGCAAGGCCCTGCAGGTACGCATCACCGGGATGACCCCCGGCGCCCGCTGGGGCATCGACGCCATTGTCTTGAAGCACGTCATGCGGAGGTTCCACTAATGACCCTTGTCCTACCCAACGACATCGTCAACGGGGCCCTCGCCGACGCCGTGCCGGTCGAGCAGAACTACCAGATCATCCAGGAGTACATCAACGGTGAGCTGATCCACCGCGACGGCTCGGTGGCGATGACCCAGCCCCTGCTGCTGTCGGCCGACCCGGTGCAGCTGCTGCAGGCGGCGACCAAGCAGTACGTCGACAACCTCCTGCCGGTCGGGATCATCCTGCCCTGGGCGGCGCCGACACCACCGGCCGGGGCGTGGCTCGCCTGCGACGGCTCGGGCGTCACGGCGACCGCCTACCCCAAGCTGTTCGCCGTGATCGGCACCCGCTTCGGGGGCAACTCGACCACCTTCCTGCTGCCCAAGATGGCCGGGCGCTTCCCGGTCGGGCTCGACCTCACCCGCACCGAGCTCAATACCGTCGGCAAGATCGGCGGCACCTTCACCGTGCCGGTGCCCGCTCACTCCCACCCGATGCCGCACACCCACCTGATGCCGCACACGCACGAGCACCCGCACACGCACGAGCATGTGCACACGCACACGAACAACCACGATCACGCCGCCTTCAACACCTCGAACCCGCTGACCGGTCACCGCCACGACGTGAGCCAGCGCCAGAACTCGACGCCGGGCACCACCGGCTCGGTGATGATGGCCAGCGCCACCGGCACGACCGTGGCTGGCTTCACCGGCAACGACGACACCGTGCACGCCCACCAGGTCAACGTGCCGAGCTACGCCGGGGCCACGGGCGCGGCGAGCGACGCCACTAGCGGCCAGCCCAGCGAGGCCACCAGCGGCCAGCCATCAGCGGCCTCGACGGGGGCGGTGTCGACGCCCAATACGGCCAGCTTCGGCACCTCAGGTGCCGAGATGCTGCAGCCCTTCGTGGTCGTCACCTACATCATCCGGGCGGGCTGAGATGGCACTCGTCGACTCTGGCTACTACGAGCAGCAGCGCCGCGGGGTCGACGATCAGTACGCCGCGCAGCTGGCGTCGAACACCTTCGCTCGCACCCTTGCTCAGCAGCGCGGCAACCGCGACCTGAGCATGATGAGTCAGAGCTTCAAGCGTCAGACGCCGAGCTTCCTGTCGAGCTTCGGGCAGCGTGGCTTCGGTGGTGGCAACGTGCGCTCGGGCGTGATGCAGCGCTCGATGCAGAACTACCTCGGTGACTTCACGCAGCAGTACGGCACGGCGCAGAACGATCTCACCAGCCAGCTGCGCCAGTACGACCTCACCGGCACGCAGCTCGGTGCGCAACACTCGAGTGCCCTGGCTGACATCCAGCTGGCCAAGGCGCGCGAGATCGCTTACGCCGCGCAGAACATCGAGGCGCTACGCCAGTCACTCGGAGGTGTCTGATGGCAACGAATCCGTGGAGCAACTGGACTGCCCCGGCGACAGGTGCGACGAAGACGCGCAACCAGCAGCAGCGACGCAACAACAGCCCACAGGGTGCCCGGAAGCCGGGCATCCCGTTCGTCCAGTCGCTCTGGCGTCCGCCTCCCGCGCCGGGGACGCCGGGCGCCTACGCCCCCAACGCCATCGACCGTTCGCTCATGCGCATCGGCGGCAACGCTGTCACCAACTCCTTCGCTGCCAACGCCCCCGGTCCCAGCGGTCCTGGCGGCAGTAGTGGCGGTGGCGGCGGCGGTGGTGGTGGCGGCGGTGGTGGTGCAGCCAAGCCCGCCGTGACCCAGGCGATGATCGACGCCCTCACCCAGGCGCTCGGCGTGCGCGGCCCGCAGCTCGGCTACACGCCGCTGCCCGCCTTCCAGGGTCAGCGTCTCGGGGCCTTCAACGCTGCGCCGTACAACACCCAGCGTGGGCTGGTGAACCAGGCCGTCACGGCCGACACGGCGAACATCAACACCAACCAGGCAGCCACCGCGCAGGCGGTGCAGGGGGCGTACTCCAACCCCTATGCCACCGCTCAGGTGCAGGCCGGGCCGCAGGCCCCGGTGATGGGGGCGGGCCTGATGGCCACGGCCGGTGGGGTCGCCAGCCCCGACGCCGCGGCGCAGGTGAACCAGGCCAACACGCAGGACCAGGGCACGTTCCAGGACCTGCTCAAGGTGCTCTCGGCGAGTCAGCAGGCCAGCCAGGGCAGCCGCATGCAGCAGGTGGCGATGGACGCCAACTACGGCCGTCAGCAGCTCGGTGCGCAGGCGCTCGGGCTGCGCGGCGGCATCGCCAACCAGCAGGCCCAGGCGCAGAACGCCTGGCAGCAGCAGGCTGCTGAGCGTGACTACCAGAACAGCCTGATGCGCCAGCAGTACGCCAGCCAGAATGCCCAGGGCCAGCAGGCTGTGAACCAGGCCAACTGGACCCAGGGCAACACCACCCAGCAGGCACGACTGCAGCCGATCCTCGACCTGATCAGCCAGTCAGCGAACATCCCCGGCCTCAACTTCCAGAAGCTGATCGCGGCGATCCAGCAGGGCGGTGCCCGATGAGCGACAGCTGGGGCGGCGGGCTCGACCCGACGACGCAGGCGATCATCCAGTACCTACTGAGCCAGGGCGGGGCCCAGGCCGCGCCCTGGCAGGGCGCGGCAGGCGCCGATCAGCTGGGTCAGCTCAGCTTCGGCTTCGACCCCTCGATGATGCAGCAGCAGTCGCTGGGCGGGTTCATCCCTCCGAGCCAAGACCCTGAGGACGCAGGCACGCTCGAGGAGGCCGGGCGCCAGGGCAACTACCTACAGGACTTCATGGACCTCAGCAGCGACCCGATGATCGCTGCGCTGATGGGCGCCGGGTCGTTCGCTGGTGACTCCTTCGCGCCCACGGTGGAGCGCGAGCTGATCGCCCGCCCGGCCACGCAGCAGTTCAACCAGTGGCTGACCAACGCCCAGGCGGGCGAGGTCTCCTTCGAGGGCATCGTCGCCCAGGCGGTGCAGGCCGGTCGCTCGCCGCGCACCGCGGTGAGCCAGATGCGCCAGCTCATCCAGCAGGCCGATGCCAACGCAGCCACGGACAACCCCGACCCCGATCTGCAGGCCCAGGCGGATGCCATCCGCTCGTTCCTGCCGCCGTCGTTCCAGTACGACTCGGCCGGTGAGCCGCTGACCGGTGACGCCGCGATCAACTGGCAGTCGGCCTTCGACGACGCCGACGATCTGGTCAAGCCGTACCAGGAGGAGCAGCAGACCCAGCCCGGCCCGATCGGTGCGACCTACGACCAGGACGGCAACCAGACCTCGAGCGGCGGCACGATCATCGTCGGGCCCGACGGGCAGTTCTACCGCGAGACCACCACCGAGTCGCCGCTGGCCGAGAAGTACCGCGAGCTCGGCATCCCCCTGCCGACGGAACAGTACGAGGCGGGCGACCTGCTCGGCGCCGAGTGGCAGCAGGCCAACCAGGCTTACCTCGACAACGAGCCGCAGATGGACGAGGCCTATCAGCAGCTGCTCAGTGACCGTGACCGGGCGCTCTCCAACGCCACCGGCGACAACCTCAGCCAGAGCGACGTCTTCCGCATGGACTCGATGGACAATGCCGCTACGCACGCAGTCGGCGCTGCGCCCACGCAACAGCAGCAGCAGCAGCAGACCACGGACCAGTCGAGCAACAGCGCGGCCGGACGCCTGAACAGCGTTGCCACGGCCGTATCGCCCATCGCTGGGCCGACCAGTGCGTGGTTCCAAGATATGTGGACCGGTGGTCCGGCGGCACACGATGCCGCAGCCGGGGGCACCGACCTCTACGGGGCGCCTGCGGAGAACCCGGTCAACAACGCGATCTCCACCGGGGTGAACAGCTTCCTCGACTGGCTGATGACCGGCAAGGACCGCGACCCCGCGGCAGCGGCCGTGGTCGACCCGCAGACCGGCCTCGACGCTGGCGGGTTCCAGCCACCCCCGGCGCAGAACGCCGAGGACCTCATCCCCGGCAGCGTGCCATGGCTGCTCAGCCAGACGACGGGATTCCAGGGCAACCCCAACGCGGCGGGGCATCGCCAGGCGCCGACGCCAGGCACCCCGATGCCAGCGCTGAACACCGACGACCTGGCCGCGATCTTCGACAACGGCAACGCCGTGGCTGGTATCGGCGGCGGGGGTGCCGGTGGAGTCGGCGCCCCGCGCACGCTCGCCGACCTGGGCCAGGGCCAGGCTCCACCACGCCCACCGGTCGACGCCAACACGCTGGCGATGCTGCAGCAGATGCTGAGCCCGCAGGACCAGCGCATCAGCGACTTCGAGACCCAGCGGGCGGCGCAGTTCGGCACCACCCCGGACCAGCGCGTCAGCGACTTCGAGACCCAGCGGGCGGCGCAGTTCGCCACGCCACAAACCTCCAACGCCTCGACGCGCACCGGGCCCGAGCCCTCCGAGGGAGCGACTCAGCCCCGTGGGCTGTCGATGCTGTGGCCCGGTGGCGAGCAGCGCCAGCGCCAGCCCGCCACCCAGGAGTCGACCAACGTGATGCTGCGGATGCTGTTCGGGATGGATGAACCGGAACCGCCGACCGGGACCAGCGGGCCCAAGCGGGGTCAGGGCCAGGGCGGCAACGGCAAGCGGCGCTTCGGGGAACACCCGGCCAGTGCCGTCGACAGCTACCGGCTGGGTCAGCGAGCCAACGCCCGGACGATCAGCCGTGAGATGGCACGCAGCAACGTGAGCGCCAACCGGCAGTACGCCAGCCTCTATGGCCGCGACTACTGGCAGTCGCGTGGGTACGCCGAGGCGCTGCAATCGCTCGGCGTGACGCCCACGTCGGTCGCTCTAGCCAACCGCACGGGCGGCGTCAACGCATTGTTCGGTCGCTGATGGCCAACCTGCAGGAGGTCGTCAACCGGCGCAACCCGGTCACGGTCTACTCCCCGACGCGCGTGCTCTCGGGGGCGCGTGCGAACGCCGGGACGGCGCGGCGCGTGTTGTCTCAGCGCGCTGCGCCCGCCTGGGCCAGCCAGTCGGCGCAGGGCCCCGCCCCATCGCTCAGCCTGGGGGGCGGCGGCGCTCCCCAGGCTGCGATGCCGAACACTGCGGGCGCGATGGGCGGCGGCACCAACATCGAGCAGATGCTCGCCCGCGCCCGCCAGGTCACCGACACCGGCCAGCAGGACCAGGGCGGTGGCGGTGGGCTCGGTGGGTTCCTCGGCAGCGTGGTCAACAGCGCCCCCGGTCGCGTGGCGATGGGCGCGCTGACCGCCCTCGACTATCCGCGGCGCATCGTGGCCTCGGGTGTGCAGGAGGCCGCTGATGCCTTCAATGGTGGCGACGCCAGCTGGGACGACTTCGTCAGCCAGGTGCACGAGGGCATCGGCTTCGGTGACATCCTCGGCTCGACCGGCAACATCTGGCTCGACCGCGGGCTCGGCTTCATCGGCGACGTCGCCCTCGACCCGCTGACCTACGTCGCCGGGGCGGGCGTGCTCGCCAACGCTGGGCGTGAGGGACGTGCTGGGCTAGCGGCACGGGTGCTCGAGCTCGGCATGGGCGAAGACCTCAGCCAGCGCGTCGGCAAGCTCGGCATCCACGCCCTGTCCGATGCCGAGCGCGATGTCGTTCGCCGCGGGATGATCGACGCGGGCGGCACGCTCGCCAAGGGCGCCGACAAGATCAAGGACGCCGGGTACTACTTCCGCTTCCCGTTCACCGAGCGCCCCTTCCGCCTGCCCGGCTCGGCGATCCCCGACCGCCTGATCGGCGGCACCGCGGCACGCGCCCGCATGGGTATCGCTACCTCCCCGCTCGGTGGGTGGCTGCGTCACCGCAACGCGGATGAGGTGATGGTGCAGGCGCTCGACCGGCTGGTGGCAGGCAAGGGCCCGCTGTCGGTCGGCGCCGCGGGCGAGGCCTACAACTGGTACCAGGCCTTCCGTCTCGGCATGAACATGAGCCAGCAGGAAGCCAACGCTGCGCTCAAGTCGATGATCGACGCCCACGGCATCGAGGGCCTGCGCGGGATGGTCGACGTCGCCGAGCGCGAGGGCGGCACGGCGATCAACGGCTACTTCGACCGCATGGCCAAGGTCATGGAGGACATGGGCATCAACCACGGCCGGGTCAAGCCCGACGTGGCAGGCGAGGGCATCCACTACGTCCCCCACTACTACACCGATCAGGGCAAGGAGTTCCTCGGCAAGCAGACGGCGACGTCCAAGGCGATGGCCGAGACCTTCGGTGCCGGGCACAGCCTCGAGGACTACTCGCCCTCGCTGATGAAGCGCCACTTCGTCGGGCGCTCCGAGCCCTACAAGATCAACGGGCAGGACTTCAACATCCGCACCGGCACCATCGACGAGATCAATGCCGAGTTCCGGCGGGTGACCGGTGAGCAGTACGACCTGCTCGAGACCGACTTCACCAAGATCGCGGCCCGCTACGGCGCCTCGGTCGGCGAGGACGTCGGCACGATGACCGCGGTCCAGCGACTGCTCAAGAGCAAGTCGGGGATGCTGCGCAGCCGTGAGGACCACGAGGTGCTCAAGGAGTTGGTCGACGACGCCAAGACCAAGCTCGCCACCGAGAACAAGAAGTCCGAGCTCGACGAGGCGCTCAACCACATCGGCCACGAGATCGGGGTCATCACCGAGGAGATCTCGCGGCGCACCCACGTCGCCACGGATGCGCTGACGCCGCGGCTGCAGGGGGTCATCGACGAGCTCAGCTCGCTGGGACAGGACGCACAGTTCCGCCTGACCCACGCCCTCGATACCGACAGCGAGCTGGCCCGTGCGGCGGGGGTTACCTCGCTCGGTGGCCAGACAAACCCCTACGGGCAGCTGCGTGCTGCCCTCGACGCCGAGCGGGCCCGTGCCCTCGACTCGATCAACCGCCTCGCCGCCGAGCACGTCAGCCTGCAGCGCAACGCCCAGCTGCAGCGCTCCGCCCTGCTCTCTGAGCTCGCCCGCACGCCGACCGCAGCGTTCGCCCTCGACGCGCCCCGCTACTTCGGAGACCTGCAGCGCTATCAGCAGCTGTCACGCCAGCTCGCCGAAGCCCACCGCGACGCCGACGCGATGGACTCGCTGCAGGGGCTGCTGATCGACGCTGCCACCAAGGCCGACCGGGCTCGTGGGCTGGCCGAGAACGACGCCTTCCTCACTCAGTTCATCCCTGGCCCCGAGGGGGTGGCAGCCCAGCCGACACGCGAGATCGTCGGCTGGGCCCCGGCGTACCAGGACCCGCGCATGTCCACCGAGGCGATCTACGGCCGGGCCAACACCGACCGCGCCAAGATGCTCACCGACGACTACGCCCTGGCCAACAGCGAGATCCAGATCTCGCCTGAGTTCGAGTCGGTGCGCCGGGAGTACGAGACCAAGCTGACCGACATCCGGGCGCAGTCCCAGCGCGTGTCGGAGGCTCGGCTCAAGGTCGAGCGGGCGCACCAGACGGCAGCACCACAGCTGCAGGGCGCACGCCAGAAGATCGAGGGCCTCGAAGTGGTGCGGGCGGGCAAGCTGCTCGACCTCGAGAGCCTCGACGGCGTGTCGGGGGTCAACGAGGAGCGCCTGCGCCTGCGCAACGAGCTGCGCGAGTTCGACGCCGGTCCGCTGGCTACCGCCCGCGCCGACTACGACGAGCTGCGCGCCCCGCTGACCCAGGCCAAGACCGATCTCGAAGCGCAGGGCCAGGCGCTGGCCCGCCAGCAGAACCAGCTGCTCGAGATCGCTCGGCGGATGGACGACGAGATGTACTACTCGGGCGCCCGCCAGCCCGAGGCCGCAGTCATCCAGATGCAGAACGTGCCCGCGCGTTCGATGAGCCCCGAGGAGCACGCTCGGGCCCGCGCCCTGCTCGACGCCGACACCAAGGCGCACGCGGCCGCGGAACGCAACGGGCGGCTGGCTCGTGCACGGGCGGCACGCACCGCCGACACCGCCGAGCTCGAGCAGGTCGACTCTCAGCTGCGCTCGATGGTCGAGGGCTGGACGGCACCCGACTCGGGGCGCACCTACCAGTCCACGCTCGTCGACGAAGACGGCAACATCGTGCTGCGCGACACCAACGAGCGGGCCAACTACGAGGAGGCGCTCAACCGCGACGAGGCGCAGCGCAACTTCGACTACGCCCAGAACGAGCTCGACGCCCGGCGCGCCGAGCTGCATGCCGGTGACGTCGACGAGACCTTCGAGGGCGGGGCGCGCGAGGAGCTGATGGCTCGCATCCATCAGCTCGAGGCCAAGGTCGAGACCTTCGCCGACCAGCGCGACCAGCTCAACGCCAGGATCGCCCGGCGCCAGCGCCAGGGCGCCTTCTACCCCGACGTCGAGGGCACGCAGAACCGCATTGCTCGCGCCTACGCCCTCGCCGACCGCAAGGCCCGCCTCGCCAAGCGCATCCGCCGGGCCACCTCGATCACCGAGCGGGTTGACCCCGGCTACCGCTCGCGCTCGCTGCGGATCGCTGCGATCACCGAGGACCTCGCCGAGTACGACGCCTCGGTGGTGGCCGAGCGCACCGTGACGGCAGCCAACATCCAGCGAGAGTCCGCAGCCGCCGCCGCGCGCACCGCAGCCGAGACCAACCTCGCTCGCCCGCACATCTTCGAGGCCGAGACCCGGCGCATCGCCGACCGCGAGGCGCGCCAGCTCGGTCGGCGCTCGTCGCTCGTCGGGTTCATCCCGGAGTGGGGTGAGGTGGCACCGCTCGATGTCGACTCGATGGGGCTGCGTGCCTTCACCCCCGAGGAGCGGCTGCAGTGGGAGCACGCCCGAGCCCTCGTGTCCGAGGCCGAGAACTTCCCTGGTGGTCGGCGCAACGACATCGTCAAGGCGGCGCAGGCACGCATCGACGAGCTGCGTCCCAAGATCGGCTACGGCGAGGGTGCCTACGACTACAACATCACGCAGACCGACTACGGCGACCTGCGTCAGGCGGCGGACGAGATCGACGCCAGCCGCCGTGCCTTCTCGGCCACCCCCGAGGAGCGCAAGCTGATCGACGCCCCGATCAACCTGCGTGGCCAGGGTGGTGACACCTCGATCGCTCGGCGTGGGCGGCGGGCCCGGCGCATGGCGCGCTGGATCGACAAGCGCGTGCTGCCCGAGCTCGAACAGCGCGGCGCGATCGGTCCGGGGTCCGAGCTGCTCGGGCGCGCCGACGTCGCCGCGCACTACCGCGGGCTGATGGCCAAGCTGCAGGGTGCGCTGAACATGAAGGGCCGCGAGGCCACGATGTTCTCGATCGCTGCTGTCGAGCAGGCCTCGGCTGACCTCAACCGGCTGAGCGAGATCATGCTGCGCTACCGGCGGGCCCTCGAGAGTGGACTCGAGCCTTCGCCCTCGCTCGGTGCGTTCATCACCGAGCGCGTGTACAAGCGCGAGACGGACGCGCTGGTCAAGGAGATCGCCGAGGGCGACCGGCGCCTCGCCGCGCGCGCCACGTCGGGGCGCACGGCCAAGGCCCGCGCCAAGCTCGCCGCCAGCCTGGCGGCGGAAGACAAGGCCCTGCCCGAGCGGCTGTCGGGCGACATGATCAGCGCCGAGGAGGCAGCAGAGATCCGTCACCTCGCCAAGGAGGCGGCGTACAAGGACGCCATCAAGCGCGACCGTGCGGTGATCGACGAGATCGAGCAGCGCCGCGCGATCGGCGACTTCTCCTCCGACGACAAGGCCACCCGCACCCGCGCCCGCAACCGCATCGCCCGCAACACCCGCGAGCTCACCCGGCACCAGGCGCTGCCGATCCACACCGGGCTCGTCTCCGACGTCGTCGACAACGTGGCGGCGACGATCGACAACGCCATCGTCGAGCTCGACAACTCGGTGTCGGGCCTCAACGACGTGCGCTCCACGATGGGCAGCGCCAGCCGCATCAACGAGAAGTTGAACTCGCTGCGCGCCCAGCACGCGCAGACCGAGGGCTGGGTGGCGTCGTACTCAGCCGGGAACGATCGCCTCGCCGCAGCCATCAAGCGGGCCGAGGCCAACGGCGAGACGGTGGTGCGCTACCGCCCGACCCAGGCCGACGACTTCATGATGACGATCGAGCAGGCTGAGGCCGCGCTCGAGTCGGGCAGCGTTCCCGAGTACCTGCACGAGCAGATCCGCCAGGCCATCGCCAAGGCCAAGCGGTCGCGTCGGATGCCTTCGGGTCCGGTGATGACGGTGCGCGTCGGCGAGAAGGAGGAGCTGCGCACGCAGATCTCCCGACTGCTGGCGATGCGTCGCGGGCCCGGCATCGACCAGGGTCAGACGCTCGAGCTCGAGCGGGCGACCGAGCGCCTGTCCAAGATCGAGAAGTTCGAGCAGGCCTTCCCCGACGCCGTCGAGGACGTCAACCCCGAGACCGGCGTGCGCAAGCTGCGCAGCCGTCGCTCCCTGCGCCGCGATGTACAGGAGTCCGAAGTCACCCGCTTCGCCTCCGAGCAAGGTGTGTCGCCACGCGACGTCATCAGCTCGAAGGTGTTCCGCACCGCCGGGCCCGCGGGCATGGAGACCATGCCGCTCGAGGACGCGCGGGCGATGTGGACGGCCAACACCAAGTCCATCGCCGAGCGACGGGCTTCGCTCGACACCTACACCGAGCACATCGCCGTGCTCGACGGCACCGCCAACGACGACATCGCCATCACCCGTGCGATCCTCGACGACCAGGCCGCGGAGCAGCTGCCCAATCCCGACGACCTCGAGCGCACCATCGCCGAGATCCAGAACCGTGCTGGCGCCGAGACCCGCGCCCTCGATCCCAACGAGCAGGTCAGCATGTCCGACCTCGGCGCCGCCATCCGCGGCGAGACCGAGATCGAGGTGGCTCCGGGGCGCGAGCTGACCAAGGAGGAGCAGCTCTCCATCCAGACGCTGCAGGAGCGGGCCAACGCCATCCGCAAGTACGGCCAGATGACCCCCGAGCAGCTGGCCGGGGCGCAGGCCAAGCTGGACGAGAAGCTGCGCAACGTCGAGCGCTACCGCAACGAGATGGGCGACCGCTTCGACATGGCTGACGCCGCCATCGACGATGGCCAGCGCTACTTCGAGGACCTCGTTGCCGGGCGGCGCAACCCGACGACGCGCGACGTCGAGCTGATGCGCAACCTGCTCGGCGCCGAGGGCGGTGAGTACGCCGCCACGATGCTGCACAAGCTGAACGACCTGCTCGGGCTGAGCTACTCGCCGACGCGCAAGGACCTCGACTTCCTCACCCGCAAGCTCGGTCGCCAGCTACCCCCGCTGCCTGCCGGTGGTTCACGCACGCTGCTGATGTCGCGCTACGACCCATCGCCCGAGGATCTGCGGCGACTGTGGGAGGACCTGCGCGACATCCCGGCCGTGCTGCTCGACGAGACGCAGGCGCAGCAGCGGGTGCAGTGGATGCAGGGCGTGGACGCACTGATCAACCCGAAGGTCCCCGACGCGCCACGCACCCTCAACCCCGATGAGCTGGGCTCGGTGTTCGCCGAGCTCGAGATGTACTTCAAGGGCACCCAGGTGCTCGAGTCGATGAAGCGTCGCGTGCACGAGCTCGCCGACGAGGGGCTGATGGTCACCGACCAGGACCTGCGCGGCACGATCGGCCAGGCGCTGGTGAAGTCGGCGCAGGTGCACCGCGACGACGGCATCCAGAACGTCCTCAACATGCTGACCTACCTCGGGATCAGCTTCCCGGCCAACACGCCGGGGTTCAGCGGCAAGCTGCAGGCGCTGGGCTACTCGATGTCGCGCCAGGACTTCAACGAGGCCACGCTGCGCAGCTTCGTCGAGAAGCGGATGGGCGAGCTCGGCCTGCCGATCGACTCGACGCTGACCCACCTGCAGACCCAGCGCAAGATCCGCCTGCAGCGCTTGAGGAACATGCGCGTCGGACTCGCGGGCACCGTGCGCAACATGCCGCCAGGCCTCGACCCCCGCCAGCTGTTCGAGGAGATCGGACGCTCGGGCGAGAACAGCATCAGCCACTTCGATGCCGAGCTCGCCCGCTTCAAGGAGATCCAGGTTCCCCGACTCAGCGACGAGGCGATCGAAACCCCCGGCGCCTTCGAGGCACCGGCACACCTGGCCGAGATCGTCGCCGAGCGCGAAGCCCGCCTGACCGAGCAGATCGACGAGGCCCGCGCCGCCGGGGACATGGCCAAGGTGGACGAGCTCAGTGCTCTGCGCGAGCAGCTCGACGGCCGCAACCTCGTCGACCCCGAAGACGAGCCTGCGCTGACCGGTGAGCTCGATCGGGGCCAGCCCGGCCCTGCCACCGGAGCCCCCGACTACGAGCGCCAGGTCGCCGACGCCGAGGGCGAAGTGGCCGACGCACGCAAGCAGCGAGACCAGGCCTCGGCCCAGCTCGCCGCCGCCCGCACCGCCAGCGAGGGCGGGCCCAACCCCAACGCGCTGCGCAACCCGGACACGCCCGAGGGTCTGCTGTCCGCGGCTGAGATCATCTCGCGCAACCAGGAGATCACCCGCCTCGCCGGGACCATGCCCCAGGACCAGTACGACAAGCTGGTCCACGACTGGGAGGTGGAAGTCGGCCAGAAGATCTGGCGGGGCGAGCCCCCCGAGTCGATCGACGCGGCGCGTGATGCACTCAGTGAGGAGGGTGGCTTCGGCGATCAGGCGCTGGAAGCAGCGCAGTCCAAGCTGAACCAGGCCGAGCTCGCCCTGTCCGAGGCCGAGTCCAAGGTGGTCCGCCTGCGCCGTGACGGCGCTGCCACCCTGTCGGCGCCCGAGACCCCGGCCGAGCCGCTCGGTCAGGTCGATCAGGTCGCCCGCGACACCGACCCCGACGAGGCGCTGACCTTCGACCAGGCCGACGCCGAGTACCGCAACGCCCTCAGCACCGTGGAAGGGTCAGAGGACCCGCAGGAGGCCGCTCACGCAGCCGCACGGGCCCGCAAGATGGCAGACCTGCGTGCCCGCCTCTGGCCCGCACGCGAGGCCGAGCTCAAGGGACAGCGCAACCAGCTGATCCTCGAGCACCTCGGGCGCGTGCCGGTCGAGGACCGCACCGTGATCCCCAAGGACACGGTGACGTGGGAGTGGACGCAGGTCGTCACCAAGGGGGTGCCGAACCAGCGGATGATTCGTCGCTCGCTCGGCACGGGGCGGGCCAACCGCATCGTCGCTGACGTCACCGGCCTCGCTTCGACGGCTGGTGGCCCGTTCCGTCGCGACACCCTGCCGACAGCAGCGGCGCGCATCGGCGAGCGCATGGCCCCGGCCGAGGAGGTGCGCCAGACGATGCTCGAAGCGGCGCGTACCGCGGACGTGGAGCGGGCCGAGATCGAGGGCACGCTCGCTGCCTACGACGGACGCGACCCGCGCGCCGAGCTCGCCCGCCTGGCCCGCGAGCGCGCCGAGGCGAAGGCTGCCATCGCCAGGCTGCCGGGCGAGGAGATCGCCGAGCGTCGCACCGCCGAGCTCAACGAGCAGCTCGCCGTCAACCAGGCCGACGCCCAGGACACCGCAGCCACGATCAACGACGCCCTGCTCGCCCGCAGCGCCGAGCTCACCGAGGCACAGCAGCGCTACACCGAGAACCTGGCGACGGTCAACCGTGACCTGGCCGAGACCCGCACGCGCATCGCCAACTACCGCGCCGCCGCCGAGGCCCGCACGTCCGAGGCCAACAAGATGCGGGCCACGCTCGAGTACCAGGGCATCAGCCACGCTGACCTGACCTCGCACCTGTCCGACCTACGCGAGCTCAACGCCTCGCGCGCCGCGCTGCCCGACCCCGCCGACCAGGCCGACATCGACATGATCGCTGCGCTGCTGGACAACGCCGCCGAGCAGTCGGCCAGCCTGACCCAGCTCGAGGGACGCAAGGTCGACTTCACCCAGCAGCTCGCCGACTTCAAGTCCGGCGCTGCCTCCGTCGAGCCGGTGATGAAGAAGGTGCTCGCCGACGGATGGTCACCGATCTTCAAGGAGCTGGCGCAGGGCAGCGACGCCGTCGTCGCGGCGAACGATCTGGCCACCGCGCTGACCAACCTCACCGCCGGGCTGCGCAAGCCCGAGACGTGGGGCCTGATCGACGACTACACCCGCTTCTTCAAGACGTACGCCACCGCCACGCCCGGCTTCCACGTCCGCAACATGCTGTCGGGCGTGTTCATGAACCTCGTCGACAACGTGCGCGTGCGTGAGATGCGCCGGGCCCCAGGGATCTGGCGCGACTTCACCCGCAACCCCACCGAGTACATGGCCGGGCTCGCTCCCGACTCCGACATCCGACGCGCCCTGATGGTGGTGTTCGGCTCGGGCGCCAGCGGTGTGTTCCATGACGTCGGCGGGCGCACCGAGGGACTGGTCGGGACCAAGGCGGGCAAGCGCGTGATGGACAACTTCCTCACCCGCTGGAACCAGCGCATGGGTTCACGCGTCGAAGGGACGCTGCGCCTGTCGATGGCGCTCGACTCGATGACCAAGGGCCAGTCGGTCGGTGCTGCGCTCGACCGCGTCACCCGCTACCACTTCGACTACACCCGGCTGTCGTCGCTCGATCGCCAGGCCCGCAGGCTGATCCCGTTCTGGACCTTCATGTCGCGCAACCTGCCGCTGCAGATCGAGTCGATGTGGCTGCGCCCCCGCACCTACCTGCAGTACCAGAGCTTCGTGCGCAACTTCGGGGAGGCCGCTGATCCTCTCACTCCCGAGTACTGGCTGAGCCAGGGCGCCTTCACGATGGACCAGGACGCCGAAGGGTCCAACGCCCCGTGGTACCTGGCCCCCGACCTACCGCACCTGCGTGTCGCCGAGACGGTCGACGCCATCGCCAACCGCGATGTGGGCAAGGCGATCGGCGCCAACATCAACCCGCTGATCATGGCCCCGGCCGAGGCCTTCGGGTTCCACCGCAAGATCTACACCGGCCAGGAGGTCAACCAGGAGTACAACGAGCCGTCGACGGTGATGAAGGGGCTGCTGCCGTTGTTCGCCCTGCTCGGTGGCACCCAGCGCGGTGGCACGTCCGGCGACGTGCTGCTCGATGACCGCTACGCCCACGTCGCGCGCTCGCTGCTGCCGATGCTCAACCTCGCCGAGCGCCTCACCGACACGAGCGGCACGCGTGAGGGACGCACCGACGAGACCGTGTTGCGCACGCTCGGCGCACCCGTGTATCAGCTCACCGACACGCTGCGGTCCGGCACGCGACGCAGCGCTAACTACGATCGCCGCGACGCCGCTCGCAGCCAAGCCGACCTCGCGAGGAAGTGACGATGGCCACCCCTACAACGTCTATTGATGCCCTGCCTTCGAGGGGCACGCCCGACGGCGATGACCTCGTCATCATCCAGGACTCGGGTGTCACCAAGAAGGCGACGGTCGCGGCGCTGATGACGCTGGCGGTTGGCACGCCAGGCCCGGTGGGTCCCGCCGGTCCGCCAGGCCTGGTGGTGCAAGGGCTGCTGTCGGGCACGGACACGCCGCTGCCCGCTGGCCCCTCGGTCGGGGACCTGTGGATCGTGGGCACCCCGGTGCCCGATGCCGCGCCAGACTATGGCACCGGCACGGGTGGAGGCGGGGGTACCGGGACCGCCCCCGGTGCCCCCATCTCCGTGGTGGTGGTGCCCGGCGACACCGAGGCCACGGTGTTCTGGGCTGCGCCGGGCGCCGACGGTGGCTCGCCGATCACCGGCTACGACGTGCAGCGCTCGCTGACCACTGACCCCACCGACTTCGTCACGGTGGCCTCGGTCGGCCCGGCGGTGCTGTCGAACAAGTCGGTCGGCTTGACCAACGGCACCTCGTACTACTTCCGCATCATCGCCATCAACGTCAACGGCGGCGGGCTGCCCTCGTCGGTGGCGAGCGGCATCCCCGTGCCGGGCAGCCCGACGGTCGACGACCCGGCGTGGCAGGCGGTGTTCGACACCAACAACCTGGCCACGATCGAGTCGTGGTACGTCGCCAACACCGGTCACCTCGCCGAGAGCTTCAACCCCCTCGATCTGTGGACCGTGGGCGGCGACCCGCTGGCGCAGGTGATGATCGACGACGCCTGGCTCGCGGCCAACGAGGCCGCGGACCGGGTCGTCGACGACGGCGGCGGACACTGGACAGTGACCGGGCTGCACTGTCGCACTCTCGGCGTCAAGCGATCGAACGTCACCTGCCTGCACTGCTTCGTCGACCGCAAGGGCCTGGCCAACTGGAACGGCGTGACGCTGCACGACCCGATCACCGGCTCGGCCAACAGCGTCACCAACACCAACGTCAAGATGCGCTACTGCACGGTCAAGGGCGGCAGCTCGTGGAAGGTGACGAACAAGGCGCTCACCTCCAACGTCGCCACGCTGACCATCGGCACGCACAACATCACCGTCGGCATGCAGATCGAGCCGCGCCTCAACCCGCCCGACGCAGCGTTCCACCCGGTCCCCGCCGACGGCACTCGCTTCACCGTCACCGCTGTCACCGGCACCACCGTCAGCTATGCACGCACCCACGCCAACGTGGCCTCGACGGCGACGCAGGGGCGCCTGTCGATCAGCGGCCCGACTGACTTCGGTGACGTCCAGGGCCACGACCCCGCGACCACGGTGGCCGACCAGCTGATCTGGGAGTACTGCGACTGCTCGGAGTTCCGCGCCGGGTTCCTGTCGGTGCACGGTGTCACCGCTCGCTACAACTACGTGCACGACCTCGACTTCTACGGCGCCGACCCGCACAACACCTCGGGCTCCATCCGCGGCCAGCACTGCACGTTCCAGCGCAACTGCCTGATCGACGGCACCTCGTCGTGCGTGTCGCTCTACGCCGACACCACCCCGTACACCAACTTCGCCGTGATCGAGAACACCTTCTCGGTCGACCCCGAGTGGGCGGTCTACGAGATCAACTTCCCCAACCGCGCGCCCGGCTTCTACAACGTGCTCTCGCCCGGCTACAGCCGCATCCTCCGTGGCAACAAGTTCGAGCGCGGGACGGCCTCTGATCTGCAGTACTTCTCGGAGGTGTCGGGCAACAAGAAGCTGGGCTCGGGCGAGGACCTGTTCGGTGACGGCACCCCGGTCGGCGATCGCCTGACCGGCATCCCCTGTACCCTCACCGGGTTCTCGTCGGGCTTCCCCGGCTACGCCGCCAACATCGACCAGATCCGCACCTGGCCGTTCGTGCCTGACTCGGGCTCGATGCTGCTGATGCTGCACGCCGTGCGCAACGGGGGCCACACGACCGTGCCCTCGCGCACGGTGGTGGACTCGAGCGGTCAGACGTGGTCGCTGGTCCCCGGCGCCATCCGCTCCGAGGTGGGCGACTCGGGCGACACCACGCACCCGCTCAGCGCCGCGGTGTACACGCTCGACACCAGCGTGGTCAGCGACTGGCGCACGGTCAACGTCGACGCCTTCGCCGGGAGCGAGGCCGGGCCGCAGTCGATGTACGTGTTCGAGATCCCCGGTTTCGTCGGCAAGACGCTGGCCAAGGCAGCTGTGGTCAGCGGCAACCACTCGACCAGCTTCGGCGTCCCGATCGACACCCTCGCTTCGGGCAACCTCGCTTCGGCTGCTACCCCCGGCCACTACGTCTGCGCCTTCTTCGCCACCCAGCACGACGGTGCACCGGGCGGCGTCACCGCCCCGGCTGGGTGGCACCTGCTCGGCAACATGCCCGACAACATCGTGACCACCGGAATGCTCTGGCGCAACGACTTCAACGGCACCAACGTCACCATCACCGACCTCGGTGCCAGCGTGAGCTCTGCCGTCATGATCCTGTGCGAGTTCACCCCGTGAGGAGTTCACGATGACCGTTGCGGCGCCCGGCGACGGGCTGATCTTCACCGAGGATGGCGAGTGGGTCAACATCGGCCCGATCGTGGGGGCACCGGGACCCGAGGGTCCCATCGGTCCGCCGGGGCCCGTGGGGGACCCCGGCGGACCGCCCGGTCCCCCCGGTGCAACAGGCCCAGCGGGCCCGACAGGACCGGCGGGTTCGACAGGGCCAGCGGGACCGACTGGTCCAGCGGGAGCACCCGGTGCAACCGGGCCCACTGGACCAGCCGGGGCTGACGGCACCGGGCTGACCGACGGCGACAAGGGTGACATTGTCGTGTCCTCCGGGGGCACGGTGTTCATGCTCGACTCGGGCGTGGTCACCGCGGCAGCCAAGACGGTGCTCGACGACACCACCACCGCAGCGATGCTCACCACCCTCGGCGCGCTGGCCAAGGCGGGCGGCACGATGCTCGGTGACCTCGTCATCGACGACTCGGTGGCCAAGATCACCGCGGGCGCGGGTGGGAACCTGCGCCTCAACGCGCCGACCGGTCAGAACGTCCGGTTGCAGATCAACAACGCGACGCGCCTAGCGGTGAACGACACCACAGCGGTGTTCAGCACGTCGGTGTTCCTCAACAACGACCCGGCGTCGGGCACCGAGGCCGCGACCAAGCAGTACGTCGACAACACCGCGGCGCCGCTCAACCAGACGCTCAACGCGCAGACCGGCACCACGTACACCTTCGTGCTCGGCGACAACGGCAAGTTGGTCACCGGCAACAACGGCTCAGCGATCACCTTCACCGTCCCGCCGAACAGCTCGGTCGCCTTCCCCGTCGGCGCGCGCATCGACATCGCTGGCATCGGCGTCGGCATCATCACGGTGGCTCAGGGTTCGGGTGTCACGGTCAACGCCACGCCCTCGCTGGCACTGCGCGCGCGCTACTCGGGCGCCACGCTGGTCAAGCTGGCCACCGATACATGGCTGCTGGTGGGAGACCTTGCGTAGCTCGCTTGGTCTGGCTGCCTCGAGTCACCACGTCGGCGCGCCCGCGAGCGGCGCGGCGGCTGCGTTCGGGAGCGGGAAGAAGTACACGCGCTCGGCGTCGGGCCTCAACCTCGCCTCGACCAGCATCACCTGGTGTGCGTGGGCGCGGATGGACACCGCCGCCAGCTACGCGATGGTGCTGGCCTCGGATGATGCGAGCAGCCACTACTGCCAGTTCGGGGTCAACAGTGGCGGCATCAACTTCTTCGTCTCGAACTTCGGGGCGAGCGCCTTCAACTTCACCGTCGGTACCTGGGCCTTCGTTGCTGCCACCATCGACCGCACCGGCTCGGAGTCGTGGGTGTACTACGCCGACGCACCGGCCACCACGCTGACGCGCGAGTTCGCCTTCGGCAACCCGAGCTCACACCTGCTCGACGGCAACACCTTCACCATCGGTGGCGATGGCTTCGGTGATCCGTGGGCAGGCTCCATCGCCGCGGTCAAGGTGTGGAACGCCGTGCTGACACAGGCCGAGCTCACCACCGAGGCAGCGAAGTACGCGCCGCAGCGCAGCGCCAACCTGTGGGCTGCCTACAAGTTCGACACCGGGCCGCAGACCACCGATGACTCGAGCAACGGTCGCACCTTGACAGCAGTGGGTACACCCACGCTCGACAGCAGTGGTCCACCGATCACCTGACACAGGAGGAAAGAGAAATGGCCAAGGACACCGAGACCGCCAAGCCCGGTTCATCGACGGGCACGGAGGTCGAGATCGAGGCACCGACCGATATGTTCGGCAAGCCGGTCGACCAACAGCTCGATCGCTTCCCCGAGGGATCAGCGGCTCGCGCGGGCAAGGCCACGCTGCCGTCAGGTCAGGGTGGTGCCTCGCCGCACGACGGCATCAGCTACCAGGACCAGTGGCCCGCCAACCCCGAGCCGTCCGAGACGGCCAAGGCGTGGGGCGAGAAGGTCGACGAGCTCGGCCAGATCGGCGCAGCCTCCGAGGCTGTCGGCGATGCAGCCAAGACGACCAGCGGTGACAAGCCCAACAAGGGCACCGAGACCGCCACGTCGAAGACCCCGTGATGCTTGCCGACATCGCCACCGGCAACACGGGGTTCGCCGATGTGATGTTCCTCGTCGCCTTCGTGCTGTTCGTGATGGCCGCAGTGGCCGAGCTGATGGTGCGACCGGCGGCGTCGCCGTGGTGGCGACTGGTCGTAGCAGCAGGACTGGCTTGCATGGCGCTCGCCTGGCTGTTCTTGTAAGGAGGTGAGCATGAGCGACGAAACCCCCGACTCGGAGGTATCCGATCCGGTCGACCCGGACGAGGCCCCCGATGACGACGTGACCGATCCGGTCGACGATGACTGAGGTGCTCTATCCCGACGGCTACAGCACGCCGCCGCGGATGGTGCCGATCGACACCGTCTTCGCCCGCCCGTCGGTGGTGATGCTCCACCCCGAGTATCAGCGCCGATGGCGCGGGCTGATGATCGCCTCGAACGGCAAGCTCGGCATCGGTGGTGCCGGGCGCTCGAGCGCGCAGCAGGAGCGCGTGTTCCTCGAGCGCCACTACAAGGTGACCTCGGGTGGGTGCTGCGCGTACAAGGGCCAGCGCTACCAGCTCAAGGCTGGCGCAGCCCACGCCGCGCCACCGGGGCGCTCGTTCCACGAGGACGTGGTCTACGGGGGTGCTGCCGCCGTCGATGCGATCGGCGACCTCAAGTGGGCGGCGCTGAACTGCGAGGCGTACGGCCTCGAGCAGGCCACCTGGGGTGGCGAGGTGTGGCACTTCCAGTTCACCGAGTTCCCGCACTCGGTGACGCAGTGGCAGGCTGCCGGGTCGCCGCAGCCCCAGAAGTGGGTGCTGCCCACCGACCCCCGGCCCGAGCCCAAGCCACCCGAGCCGACACCACCACTCCCACCTGGGACCAAGCGAAAGAAAGGGGGCGTCGAGATGATGCTCCTCGCCCATCAGTCGGGCTCGAACTCCTACTGGTACAGCCAAGACGGTGGGCTGAGCCGCCAGGTCGTGCGCGACCCCAAGCACATCCGCTCGATCGTGTTCTCGGGAGTCGAGGACGCTGTTACCGGAGTGCCAATCACGATGGGCAACTGGGGTGGCTGCTCGCTGCTGTCGGTGGCGGACCTCGACGCCTACCTCGGCAGAGCCACGTCGTGAGTGGACCTCGGCCATGTCATTCTCGGTGCCCTCCTCATTGCGAGCATCGCCTCCAAGTTTCGGATGCGCCACGCCCGTAAGTTCGGGCTGACGATCATCGTCAAGCACGAGGACGACGCCGAAGCCGACACCGGCCGGGAGCCTGAATGAGCACGACAGCCAATCCACGCTGGGTCTGGCGCAACCCCGCGCAGTCCTCAGCGTGGGTGGCGCGCTTCGCCGCCGTGCTGCTGGCGCTGCCCTGCCTGGCCAACGTGCTGCTGGTCAAGCTGGCGCGCGACAAGGGCTACTTCCAGTGGACCATCTCAGCATCAGCGGCCATCGCTGCGGTGGTGCTGCTCTACCGCGCCATCAGCGGGCGCCAGAGCCAGGTCACCGAGTACGGCATCCTGCTCGGCACGGGGATGTGGGCGGCGAACTCGATGGAGATTGCCACGTCGACAGGTGTGTCGACCTTCGGGATCTTGCGCAACGGCGGGTTCTATCTGACCTACGCCATGCTCACCGGGCTGTTCTACTTGGCCGAGCGGGTCGGGTACCGCACCGACGACGCCCCGGTGACCAAGGCGGTGGAGATCGTGGATCAGGTAGTGGACCAGGTGGGTGTCGAGAACGTGGCCGCAGCGATGCTCGACATCGACGCTGTGCTCGTGGCTGAGGTCGTCGTGGAGGCAGGCGCGAACGGCAACGGCAATGGACCTGAGTAGCTTCGTCGCCCTCGCCTTCGGCGGCTTCATCATGCTCAGCCTGCGCCTCGGTAACATCATGTTGAAGTACGTGGCGATGAAGCTCGGGGTCGAGGAGTCCGGCGCCGGGGACACCGTCGACGAGGCACTCGCCGTGGCCTCGTCGATCAAGACCACGCACAAGGGCTGAGACGCGCAAAAGCCCCCGAGCTGACTCGAAAGTCAGCTCGGGGGCTCAGCTCATTCAGGTAGGGCTTCGGCCATCGCCCGGTAGAGGGCGACGACCTTGGCGTGCTCGGCCTCGGCGTCGTCGATGGTGGCCCAGCGACCGATCAGGTCGCAGTCGGGGAACACCATCGTCTCGAACAACAGCGGCGGGCTACCCCACCAGCTCATGTCGAGTCCGAGGAACACCGTGCTCACGTCGACCTCGCCGATGCTGTCGAAGCCGATGGTCCGCTGGCCGTTGGCGCTGGCCTCCTCGAACCAGCGGCCCCACTCCTCGAGTGGGACCGCCATCACCTCGCGGCCAACGAGAATCCAGTGCCGGATCACAGGTGCCACGCTTCGTGCGGTTCGGGGATGATCACCTCGATCGTGTCGTCCTCGAAGATGATCCGCAGCTTGTCGGTCATCTCGCCCTCGTCGTCGTACACGACGCGGGCCTGCACCCTGTGCTCTCGCAGCCGGGCGGTGACCCAGCCGATGTAGGCAGCATGTCGCGGGGTCATAGGTCGATCGGTTCTTCGTTGTCGAACTGGATCTGCATGCCCTTGCCGACCGAGCGGAGCACCGACTGCAGCATCTGCAGCAGCGTGGTGATCACGTCGGCCACGTCGGTGTAGCCGTAGAGCATCGTGCCCACGTCGTTGGCGTCCTCGATGAGGATGATCGCCTGATCCGTGGCGAGGTGGTCGGGGTGAGCGTCCATCGCAGCGCCGAGGTCGTCGGCGATGCGGGTCAGCCTGTTAAACGGCTCGCTGCGGATCTGGGCTTGGTTGCGCAGCCCGCTCATGGCTCCACCGCCGGGTGCTGGTGGAGGTGGAAGGTGGTGTCGTGCAGCGCCACGTACTCCTCGACGCGCGGCAGGAACATCACGAACTCGAGCTCGTCAGCGAGGAACTGCTCGCGAGCCTGGGCGATCTCGTCCCACGTCGGGTAGCGGGTCAGCCGACCCTTGTGGTCGCGGAAGCTGATGCTCATGTGCCAGCCCAGCGGCTCGAGCGCCACGCACATCGACAGCACGCCATCGGAGACGTTGCGCGTCCACCACTGCGAGAACGCACCGGGGATCTCTGGCCCGTCGAAGCGCACCCACTGGGAGCGCTGCTTGGTGATCGGTGTGTGCTCCATCAGTAGCCCTTCCACCACGAGGGGCACTCGGCCCACCAGCGGCGACGCTTGCGCCAGTCCTTCCACCAGCGCCTCATAGCGGCACCGTGTCTTTCACGATGACCCTGAGCTCCTCGGGGCACTCGCAGTCGTTGACCTTCTCGTTGCACCGAGCGCACACCGGGCACGAGCACTCGTGGTCGGCGTTGCCGCAGCCCTCGCACGACGGGCAGCAGCAGTTGCCGTAGCTCTCGCCGCAGCCGCCCTCGCAGTCGTGCTCGTCGGACCACGGGCAGCCGCCGTAGCTCGGTGGGTAGGTCTCGCCGCACCAGGCGCAGCAGATCAGTGCTCCGTCCTCGGCGAGCATCAGCTCATGGATGCGGTTGGCGATGTTGCACACGTCCCAGCTCCCGTCGGGGCCTTCGTTCTCCTCGACGTAGATCATCCCGATGGCGTTGAGCAGTTCTTCTCGGGTTCGTATCATTCTGGTTGTCTCCTTGATTCCGGTTCAGGTGAGTCACCACGGGCCCGGCGCTAGCGCAGCGCCGGGCCCGTGCTGTCGCGTCAGGCCGAAGCCCGGCGCCGTGCTCGTTGTTCGTCTCGCACGCGCCTCAGTAGCGCGTCGCTGCGATCGAGCTCGATCGCAGCCTGCTGTTGCATGCTCGCTGGAAGTCGCTGCACCTTGCGGGCGAGCGAGTCGACCGTGATGCCGAGCGACTTGGCGACCAGCTCGAGGTCACCATCATCCAGTTCCATCGGTTCCTCCTTCCTTCTGTCTGAACGCCGCCTTGAGCGCCCTCTCGACGTTGCCCGTTTCAGGGGCGGCGAGCCAGTCGTCGACGTCGGTGACCTGTCCCTCGTCCCAGACCACGGAGCCGTCGCCGTAGTGATAGGGCAGGAACTGGGTGCGGAACTGCGTCGCCGTGGCGCAGGTGACCACGAGGGCCTCGCTGATGCCCTTGCGGTCGCCGTTGTCCCATCGTCCTGCCAGCTCGCCCTGGACCAGCGGTGGTTTGGGATTGGCGGGGTCGATGTGCACCCACAGCGTCTCGAGGCAGATGATCACGGCGATCGCTGGGCCGAACATCCCAGAGACCATCGTGAGGCAGGCTTCGAGAGCGTCGGGCGGGCGCAACCCCGATCCGTCGACCATCTCCTGCACCGGGAGCATGAACGCCCCCTCGGCCATGATCGCCGAAGCCAGCACCGGCAGGTCCGCGGGCCCATTGCTGACGCACTCCTCCTTGAGCTCGCGGGCACCGTCGACTGCCGACTGGAACGTCTCGTCGAACCCAGGCCCGTAGTCGACGCTCGCTGCAGCGACGGCCTCGGGGTCGATCGGCGGGTCACCGCCGATCACTCCGAAGATGATGCCGCGGACCCTGCGCGGGCCCGTCGGTGGATCGTCCTCACCCGCCATTGCCCTTCACCTCCCGCTTGGCGTGCGCCGTCGGCACCGTCGTGGTGACGGTGGTCGCTCGCTGCTTTCGCCGCCTGCGCGTCGAGTCGATCGACATGAGCACGAAGTCGAGTCGTGTCGGTCGCTCGCCCTTTGCAAAGCGGTATCCGAGCGGCTGGACGTAGCGGCGCGCGAGCAGCGTTCTGCTGTCACGCATCACCGAGTCCCTCCGCTCCATCAAGCAGCGCATGCAGCGCACGGTAAAGGGCTCGCCGAAGCTCGCCGACCAGTGATTGCTGTCGACGAGGTCCCAAGCGTGGCCGAGGGCGCCGCACTCGAGGTACTCGTAGACCCCTAGCTCCTCGCCTTTCCATAGGCGATCTTCCATTGGATTCTCCTGTCTGGTTGTCATTGCCGGTGATGTGCCGGGTGGTTGGCGGGG